CAGCCGCAAAACGGCTTAAAACGGCCTCTGCGGCCTCCACAGAGGCCGTCTCGGAATACAGGATGCCCACCGAGGTGGCGGACTGGATACGGCATGCCGAGTCCCGCATCACGTACCTCACCGGACGCGTGGACGACCTCAAGGCGGAGAACACCAAGCTGCGCAAGGCCAACAAAGTAATGGAGGCGAGGGTTCTCGGGCAGAGCCAAGAGTAGCCGTATAATGGCGAAACCCCGAGGGCCGGCAAGCCACACGGGGTTTCTCATCACAACGAAAGGCACTTCGCATGACTGCACAAATTCTAACTCAGGCTCGCCTGCGCGAATTGCTTCACTACGACCCCGGCACTGGTGTTTTCACAAGTCAAACAAAACGAGGGCGTTTTCGTGCGGGTACGGTTATGGGCACTTTGAATCGAAGCGGAAGGATTCACCTCCACATAGACAACAAAAAGTATTTTGCGCATCGACTGGCGTGGCTTTACACCACGGGCAATTGGCCCTTGCACGAAATAGATCACATAAACGGGGTGCCCACCGACAACCGTATCTCTAATTTGCGGGAAGCTACCGCAAAGCAAAACGGAGAAAACAGGGGCAAACAAAGAAACAATACCAGCGGATACAAAGGCGTTACTTGGAGCAAAAAAAGTCAAAAATGGCAAGCTCAAATATGCCACAACGGGACACGAAAACAATTGGGCGTGTTTGTTGATCCAAAGGCAGCGCACAAGGCATATTTGGTTGCGGTAAACCAACTATTCACGCACACAGATCGTATTTCGCAGGAGTAAGGGTAAACCCCTAGAAAATAAATCTGTACAAACTCTAACTTCGTGTTACAGTAAAGGCTCTTCAACACACCCACACAGGAGAATCACATGGAAGAGATCATGATCAGGACAGAGGACGGCGTACGGGTCAGCGTGGACCCGTGGAGCCCCAGCGCGATCTGGCTGCACCTCGGCAGCCTCAACCGGGCAGCCAGCGCAGTCCTGACCAAGGACGAGGCCAAGCAGGTCATTGCGGCACTGCAGGCCCAACTGGCAGCGATAGCATGAAGGCGGTGCTCACATCCCCAGTCGCGCACAACGTCTACGTGGACGGCACGTGGTTCGCCGAGGTGCTGGCGTTTGACGAGGACGAGGCCGTCGAGCAGCTTACTGAGCGGATGGTGTACCCGCCGTCCGTGGTCTTCACCGCTGAACTGGTAGAGGACTCAGGAGAGGACATTGCAGACGGCTATCCGCGCAGCCTGTACGGCAACTAGGGTAAACACCTAGAAAATAAATCCAGAACAAGGGTTTCACAACGAAATCCTTGTTATACTTCAGTCACACCAACACACACTGGAGCTAAAAATGACTAAAACGCAAATCACAAAAGCAGCACGCAAGATGGTGGCGGACCTTGAGTGGAACGCCCCCGAGACAACTTTCGCCTCCCTCTACGAAAAGGCCGACGTTGCTTACGGAACGGATGAGTGCAAGGTCATCGACGCCGCCATCGCCCTGTTGAGCGCTAAGGAAGACTTCTGCAAAGCGGCCTACAACAAGCTTATCAACGACCTGAATACCTTGGGCCTGCAGCATCTGGAAGATGGTTGCGTGGCTCAAGAAAACATGAACCGAAAGATCGTGGAGGGCACCGTGTTCTTCTGGTACACCTTCTTCAACGCCTGCTGCCAAACCGTTGTTTGCAACACGGAAAATGAGGGTATCGCCATCAACGACAAACTCGGCTACGCAATCTACTAATCCACCGGGGGCCACGGCCCCCTCCTACACACCCACACCGGAGAATGAAATGAAGTACAAACTCAATGTCGCCCGCGATGTCGATACAGACGAACCCGGCGTTTACATCCTTAACTTACCCGGTGGCTGGAAGTTCGCCCATGACCCCTACAGCCTTGAACATGTCCGGGCGTATGACAGCATGCGTGATCTGCGTGATGGCATCAAAGGTTGGGTCGTGCCCTGCGAGTGCGCAGAGTGCAAGCGCATGATCGCCAAGCACGGGGCAGCAACATGAGCTACGCAACCTGCCACCAAACCTTCCAGCACAAGGTCCGCGACTACGACGCCGGAACCTGCCAACGGGCGCTGATGGACTGCCACGACACGTTGAAAATCTGGGGCGAGGAGATCGACTCGGACTACGCGGTCAAGCTGTGGGCGGAGATCGACGCCTTGCGTGAGCGGCAACTGAAGTTGAGCAAGCTGACCAAGTAAGCCAAACCCGCTAAACTACCCTCCAACGCGCTGAGAGATGCGCTTGGAGGGTTTTTCAATGGCGACAAGCAAAACGGGCAAGAGGATGGGACGCCCACCGGGCATCAGTCCCTACCCAAACAAGGAGCAGATCAAGGACGATCTGATCACGTGGATATCGCAGGGCAAGACGCTACGCGAGTTCTGCAGGCAGAAGGGGATGCCACAGTTTGGAGCCCTGTACGACTGGATTGAGGAGGACGCCGACTTCAAGGCACGGATCGCGCACGCACGCGTTATAGGCCACGAGGCCATCGCCGAGGAGTGCGCAGCGCTTGCGGATACCGAGCCGCTGGCCGTGTTCGACGAGGTGGGCAACAAGCGCTACGACGCAGGCAGCATCCAGTGGCGCAAGATGCAAATTGAAACCCGGCTCAAGCTGTTGTCCAAATGGAACCCCAAGAAGTACGGTGAGCGCACGGTGGTGGCTGGCGACGAGGACGCTCCGCTGGCCGTGGAGGTAAGTTTTGACGTGTTCGGCGAACTGCTGAAGAACCTCGCCCTGAACCGCCAGACCAGTGAGTAACGCCGTCGCGCTGCTGCAGGACCCCAAGGTCCGTGAGCAGTACGCCAAGCTCAAGCCAGAGCAGCGTGCAGCCTTCGACTGGCGCGCCCGGTGGCTCATGGCGGCCCACAGGCACCAGATCGAGCCCACGGGCGACTGGTGGTCCATCTGGCTCATGTGCGCAGGCCGTGGCGCAGGCAAGACCCGTGCAGCCGCCGAGAACCTCGGCTGGTGGGCGTGGGAGCAGCCAAACACCCGCTGGCTCGTCTCAGCCCCCACCAGCGCCGACTTGCGGGGCACATGCTTCGAGGGTGACTCCGGCCTGATCAGCGTGATCCCGGCAACACTGGTGGCGGACTACAACAAGAGTTTGCACGAACTCACACTGACCAACGGGTCATTAATCAAGGGCATCCCGGCGTCCGAGCCCGAGCGCTTCCGGGGGCCACAGTTCCACGGCGGCTGGCTCGATGAGTTGGCCGCGTGGGACTACCTGCAGGAGAGCTGGGACATGATCCAGTTCGGCATCCGGCTGGGCAAGAAGACCAAGCTGATCGCGTCCACCACGCCAAAGCCCAAGCCGGTGGTGATGGACCTGATCGGGCGCGAGGGCGACGACGTGGTGGTCAGCAGGGCCAGCACGTACAGCAACATCAAGAACCTTGCACCGTCGTTCCAGAAACAGATACTTCAGTACGAGGGCACCAAGCTGGGACGGCAGGAGATTCACGCCGAGATCATCGACCCCGAGGAGGGCGGCATCGTCAAGCGCGAGTGGTGGAAGCTGTGGCCTGCAGGCAAGCCCCTGCCCAAGTTCGAGTTCGTCCTGCAATCGCTGGACTGCGCGACCAGCGAGAAAACGATCAACGACCCCACGGCGCACATCACGCTGGGCGTGTACAAGCCCGAGGACGGCGGCATGTGTGCGTTGGTGATCGACTGCTGGCAAGAGCACCTGCAGTACCCGGACCTGCGGCCCAAGGTGCTCGACGAGTACGAGGTGGTGTACGGCGAGGGCCGGAACAAGAAGCGGGTGGACCTGCTGCTGGTGGAGGACAAGAGCGCGGGCATCAGCCTGATACAAGACCTGCGCAGGGCGGGCGTGCCGGTCATCCCGTACAACCCGGGCAAGGCGGACAAGGTCCAGCGGCTGTCCATCGTGGCGAACATCATCAAGGCGGGCCGGGTCTGGATACCCGAGTCCAGCAACCGTAAGGGCTATGTAAGGGACTGGGCGGAGGGGATGATCAGCCAGATATGCAGCTTCCCCGAGGGCGCGGAGCACGACGACTTTGTTGACGCCATGAGCCAAGCCCTGCGATACTTGCGCGATGCCGGTTGGCTGACCATCGACTTCCCGAAGGAGTGGGTGGACGAGGAAGACTACGCCGACGCCAACCCGCGCAAGAGAGAAAACCCGTACGCGGTATAAAATGCAGGAAACCACCGGGACACGCCATGCCCACACCCAACGAGGCACCACAATATGACACAGCCCAAGAAGGCCCCTTCTGGCGGGTCCGCCGCCGCACTCAAACGAGCAGCG